GAGCCAGAGGCGTGAGTCTCTCTGCTGCGGTTGTGACCATTACGACCAGCCCAACGCTGATTGCGACTGGCTTGGTTGGCGCATCGTGGCTCTACCTTCACGCGCCAGCCGGCGGCAACACGATCTTTGTCGGACCAAGCAATGTGACTACGGCAACAGGATATGAACTGCACAAAGGCGAGATGCAACAGTTCTGGCTTGCCGAGACTGACAAGCTCTACGGTATCGTCGCTACATCAACCCAACCACTTATGGTGATGCAGTCAGGAGGCCGCTAAATGTCGTACGCAACACTGGCGCAGTTCAAGGAGGCCGTGGGGATCACCGACAACACCGATAACACCGCGCTCCAGAATGTTCTGGACGCTACCGACACGCTGATCGATCTCTACTGCGACCGAAAGACAGGATTCGGCACCGCGACCGAGACGCGCTACTACACCGCTGAAGCCTATGACTATGTGCTGACGGATGATCTTGTGAGCGTCACGACGCTGACCACCGACGATCTTGAGAACGGCACCTACTCAACGACCTGGACTGCCAACACAGACTTCCAGCTCACGCCAAAGAACTACGCGCTGGATGGCTTGCCGTACACCGGCATTAGCCGCAGCAACGCCTTCACCAAGAACTTCCCTAAGGGCATCTTCCTTGGCGTGAAGGTGGTCGGCGTGTTCGGCTTCCCTGCTCTCCCAGCCGCTGTCACGCAGGCTGCAATCATCCAGGCAGGCGCTGTGTGGAACAGCCGCACTGCACCGTTCGGCGTGATCGGATCTGCTGACCTTGGCGGCATCCTGCGGATGAGCCGCGCCCTGCACCCAGAGGCCGCACTGATCCTTGAGCCGTACCGCAATCGCGGTGGCTTGGCGGTATGACCGACCTCACGATCCTTGACGCAATCGCCGCGCGTCTAGAGGCCGCCACAGACCCTACTGGCTACACGCTCCGTAAGGCATATGCCACTCCGCCAGAGTCGCTGCCAGTCACGCCGTGTGCGGTTCTCTTCCCTGGCGATGACTCAATCACCATCGGCAACGGCAACCGGACCACGGTGCTGACGGTAGCCATCCGCATCTATCTGCTCCCCATCCCACGAATGGATGACAAGTACCGCGACCTCTACACTTGGCGTGCTTGGCTCCGAACCGTGTTCGATGGAGCCGTGACGATTAGTGGAAACGCTGCGCAAGTGGCAGTGGTCAGCACTACACTCGGCACAGATACCTATGCCGATCAGGAATACCTGACCGTAGAAGCAAGTGCGGAAGTCACGGTCTTTGACACCGTGGCGTTCACCGCGTAGAGCAAGGAGATACAAGATGCCAACCTTCGGCGCAAAGGCTCTGACGCGAATCGCTACTGCGTCGCAGGCCGCATTCGGAACCGCAGCTGCAATCGGCACCGCCACTGGCGAGATCCTCTTCAACGAGACGATTGGGTCACTCGACCTGGGCGTGACCGTTGATCTTGGCGAGACCGTATCCGTTGGCAAGCGCACCGCCATTCAGGCGAGCCAGCCAACCATCACCGGCAAGGCTCCAATCATCACCATCGCTGAGGGTCCTGCTTCAATGCGAACCCTTCCGCTGATCTTTGATGCTATCGGTGCAAGCACCACAGGCGCAGGGCCATACACCTGGACTTGGTCGCCAACACAGGGCGATGTCGACACGCTCGTCTTCTACTCCTTCCTTGTTGAGGATGGCGTGCAGAAGTATCTCGTCCGAGATGCTGCACCAACCGAGATCACCTTCTCGGCAGATGCGAATGGCTTGCTCCAGATGGGCGCAACCTTTGCGGCGACCACGGTCACCTCATCGGCACTCGCGTTCCCTAACGCGATCCCTGCAAACCCATTCCTCCCTGGGCGCTTGATGAAGTTGAGCACCGACACCAACTTCCCAGACAAGGCTGGCTCAGGTGCCACCGACTACTCAACGATCTACAACTTCAACCTGACGGTGAACACCGGCGTAGGGATGATCACGGCACTCGATGGCAGCCTTACGGCTGCGACGGCCGCGCTAACTGGCGTGCTTGATGCAACGCTCACCTTCACGGTGGCGAGCAACTCGTCAGCCACGACGACCTTCCCAATCACCGACATCGCCACGCAGAAGTATCTGCGCCTGTTCGGCACGACTGCTGATAACTTCGGCGTGTGGATTCTCGGATCGTGGGAGATCGAGAACATCGTTCCGCTCTCAGCGGATAACGAGGGCGTGGTGGTCAATGAGGTCACCTGCCGACTGGCGTTCGACACGACCTCAGGCAAGTCGCTTGAGATCATCGTGGATTCGCCGCTGGCAACAGCGCCGTAAAGAGCAGCGCCTAGGGCGCTAGTAGGAGGGTCAATATGGACACGGTGAAGATCACCCTAGAGGGTGAGTACGCAGGCTGGACCGCTGAACTGCGAAAGCAAGTCTCGGCACGCATCCTGCTTGACTTGGAATCAGGCGTAGCGCACCGAGCGTTGAACGCCTTTGCACAACTGGTAGTCGCACACAACTTCAAGGGGCTTGATGGCAAGCCTTGTCAGGATGTGTTGGACGCACCAGTAGACGCACTCTCGCAGACGCTTGAGGCGTGGGGCAAGGCGAACCAGCCAGACCCCAAGTAAGGCTCGCCGCCAGGCGGCTGGCGCTAGGACAATCGTTCTCGCCTCCGCCGGAGATCATCTTCAGCATCCTTGGGCAGAAGTTTGGGATGTGGCCAGATGAGGTAGCGAGCCTGCCGATAGAACAGGTGCTGCGCGAGTGGATGCTCCATGTCGAGATGCAGCCGAAAGGAAAGTAATGCCAGCAGGGATCATCGTAGAAGGCAAGTTCGATAGCAACTACGATGAACTGCGGCTCGGCTTCCTCAAGGGTTCCAACCCTTCAGCCTTCAAGCGCTTGGCATCGTTCGCCACATTGAACGCTGCGCGCACCTTGCAGAAGCCGATGCGCGACAAGGCACCGAAGGGTGCAACTGGCAAACTGCGAAAGAAGGTGCTCGCGCGTAAGGCGCGATTCAACAACCCAGCCGCCGTTGTCGGTATCAAGGGTGGGCGCAACGGCGTGTTCTACGGCTGGCTGGTAGTCGGTGGTACCGGCAACCGACGCACCACAGTCAACGGCACCTTCGCGGTGAAGCCAGTCCAGAAGCGACCGTTCATTGATGAAGTGGTAAAGAAGCGATCAAACATTGACCGAGCGGTAGAGTCATACAGTAAGACGGTGGCCGCGTTCTTCAACGACGAGCCATTCCGCAACACCATCCTGAAGTTCAAGAGAGGTAACCAACGCTGATGGCTGGAAACCAGACCGCTAACTTTGTCGTAAAGGCAAAGGATCAAGCCACAGGACCGCTCGGCAAGATCGGTACCTCCATGGGCAGGCTCAAGGCGAACGGTATCAGCGCCCTCAAGGGAATCGCTGGCGCATCTGCCATTGCCGCAGGAGCGCTTGCCGCCTTCACGGGCAAGGCTATTGACTCCGCAATCAAGGATGAGCGGGCAACGATTCGCCTGAACGCAGCGCTGAAGGCGCGCGGCATTCTGACTGATGGAGTGAAGGAGAGGATCGATCAGCAGATCAAGTCCATGGCGGCACTCGGTATCACCGACGATCAGGTGCGTGCCGGCATCGAGATGAGCAGCCGATTCTTTACAGATCAGAACGAGTTGCTCAGGGCAAATGCTGTTGCCGCAGATGTGGCAGCAATCACTGGCGGCGAACTGACGGATGTGATCACCGCTATCGCCAAGGGTCAGAGAGGGCAGACACGCGGCCTTGTCGCTCTTGGCATCCAGGTCAAGAAGGGCGCAACGCTCAACGACATCCTCACCGCCGCAACCGAGAAGTACGGCGGCGCAGCGCAAGAACTTGCCAACTCAACGAGCGGTAAGTTGCTCTCCGCGCAGGTCGGTTTCAATGAGGCAATCGAAGCATTCGGCTACAAGTTCCTACCCAAGGTTGAGGAGGGCCTCAACGCCCTAGTCACAACTGGCTTGCCAGCACTTTCTAGCGCGCTCGATGAGATCGCGCCTAAGTTCATTGCCATTGCTGAAGAGCAGGTCATCCCACTCTTTGAGTCATTCAATGAGTTGACCCAGGCAATCGGCTTCACTGGCGGAGCGTTCCAACTGCTGGGAGCAATCATTGAACTCGCGCTTACGCCAGTCGTGATTCTCATGGAGGCGCTCAGGATCGTCATTGATGCGATCACCGCAGGCATCAGGTTTATCACTGGACAATCTATCGGCACTGGCGTAAGTCCGAATCCAATGTCCTCCAAGTATTCGACGATAGGGAATGTTGGCACCTCATTCGGCGCACCTGGCAACACGACCCTAGTGACCAATGTCTCAATCGGCACAAGCAAGGTGGACACCGTGGTCACCGACTCGCTCAAGCGCACAGGCAATGTCAAGCGCGGTCGCTAAGTGGCAGCACCGTTCACACTGATCGTCGCAGGAGTCACAGGCGCAGGAGCCGGCGGCGATCTGCTCACGCTCCCAGCGCCAGCATCCACTACCACGCCGTATGTCGATCTCGGCAGCCTGAGCATGACTATGTCTGGCGACGGTGACGGTGGCTCAATGACCTTTGATGTCGTTGAGACCAAGACTCCGAGCGGCACTACGCCTTGGTGGCGATCAGGCGGAGTCCATGACAATGCGCGCGTGCAGTTCTTTGACAGCCGCTATAGCGGCTCGTCACCGATCTTCCTTGGC